GGATAAGTTTCCCTCTGGCCCTTGGTGCAAAGTCCATGACTTTGTGTTGATTGGAGCGTATCGCGGGTCACGCTTCAGTGTTGATGGAGAAGAGTTCACGATCATAAACGACGACATGATTTTGGGCACTATCAAAGACCCATCAGGAATCAACCGCGCATATTAGGAGTAAAACATGAGTGAATTAGAACAAGGGTTGGATATTGAAGTAGGCGGGGAAGACGAAGCCCCCGAAATTGAAATTATTGACGATACTCCAGAAGAAGACCGAGGCCGAAAACCTCTGCAGGCTGAAACGGTACCGGATGCTCAAGAGGACGAACTTGAGACGTATTCTGCTGGTGTAAAAAAGCGCATCAATCAGCTTAGCCACAGATATCATGACGAGCGTAGAGCTAAAGAAGAGCTAGCACGGCAGAATCAAGAGGCTATTGCCCTAGCGCAGTCCATTCTCGCTGAAAATCAACAGTTAAAGCAGACGCTCACATGGGGCCAGCAGGAGTACGTCAATGAGGTGAAAGCCAAAATTGAGTACGCTGAGAAGTTAGCTGAAGACAAGTACCGTAAAGCGTATGAATCAGGCGATACAGAAGGTGTATTGGCAGCGCAGAAAGAACTGCAACAAGCAGGACTACAGAAGGAGCGTTTGGCTGACTTTAAGCCGCCTATACAAGAAAGTGCACAAACCCCTTTACAAACGCAGCAAGCTCCTGTATATAATGCGCCACAAGCAGCGCAACAGCGCTATACTCCACCACCAGTAGATGCTAAAGCCGAAGAATGGGCTACGCGGAATCCTTGGTTTGGTGAAGATGCGGAGATGACCTCTCTCGCTTACGGGCTGCATTCTAAGTTGGTAAATTCGGGTGTTAATACGCAGTCAGATGAATACTATGCTGCTATTGACAAACGCATGCGAGAGGTATATCCAGAGTATTTCGGTAAGGCTAAGAAGTCGTCACCCGTAGCCCCTGCCGGTAGGAGTACCTCAACAAAAAAAGTGACGCTAACCGCTACTCAGGTAGCACTTGCAAAAAGACTCGGTGTTAGCTTGGAAGATTACGCTAAGCATGCCGCTAAATTGGAGAAACGCGCTAATGGCTAATGTAGTAGACAGAACCCAGAGATCAAATGAAACACGGGAAAAAGAGGTACGTCCTGTATCTTGGAGGCCCGCTCATGACTTGCCTACTCCTGCTCCACAGGACGGCTATGTGTTTCATTGGAAGCGTGTTTCTATGATGGGTACCGCTGATCCAGCCAATATGGCCAAAGCTCGTCGTGAAGGATGGGAACCTTGCAAAGCTGAGGACCACCCTGAGATGCTATCTGACTTTGCTGCCTTTGGTTTGAAGCCTCAAGGGCTTATTGAGATCGGTGGGCTTGTCCTTTGTAAATCTACTACTGAGAATGCTAAAGCTCGAAAGGACTACTATGAAGGCCAGACGCAGGCGCAGACTCAGGCTGTAGACCAAAACTTTATGCGTGAAAACGATCCGCGTATGCCTCTGTTTAGAGAAAGCAAGTCGCGGGTTTCTTTCGGTAGCGGTTCCTAAGTGGTAGGGGCCGCATTAAAAACTTTTAGGAGTTAAATATGGCTAGTGTTTTTAATCCCGGCCCCACCGGCTTTCTGCCGGTAAACCTTCTGGGTGGGCGTGTTTATTCTGGTGCCACGCGCTCCATTCCGATTGCTTCTGGTTATGCTCAGAACATCGGTTTTGGCGACTTGGTTACTGTTAGCAGCGATGGTGTTATCACCCGCGTTGATACGGCTTCTGGCGCTAAGGTAGCTTTTGCTGCTGCTCCGGTTGGTATCTTTGTTGGCTGCAGCTACACCGACCCGACTCTGAAGTACAAGCTGTTCGATCAGAACTGGACTTCCGGTACCGTTGCTTCTGACGCTGTTGCAGTTGTCGTTGATGACCCGGATGCAGTATTTGAAGTCACCCTGACCAATGGTTCGGGCACTCAGTACACCGCCAGTGCAGCCACTCAGTCTAATGTTGGTAACAACATTGGTTACTATCAGCCTGCTACTTTTGTAAATGCTGGTGGCAACAGTACTGTTTCTGGCAATCTGGCCTCTGCTAACACGACCAGCACTCTGCCTCTGCGCATTATTGCTGTTGTACCCGAAAGCGCTCTGTCTGACGGTACTTTTACTCGTGTACAGGTCATCTACAATGCTGGTCTGCACTTCTATCGTCAGGCTACTGGTATTTAAGGAGATATAATCAATGGCTGCTATTTCACGCGCTCAATTACTTAAAGAGCTACTCCCCGGTCTTAACGCACTGTTCGGTCTTGAATATGAGCGTTATGGCGAAGAGTGGAAAGACCTGTTCGAGATTGAAAGTTCTGACCGTTCCTTTGAAGAAGAACAGAAGCTGTCCGGTTTCGGCGCTGCTCCTGTTAAGAACGAAGGTTCTGCCATCGCTTATGACACCGCTCAGGAAGCATGGTCCACTCGCTACACCCACGAAACTATCGCTCTGGGCTTCTCTCTGACTGAAGAAGCTGTAGAAGATAACCTGTATGACTCTCTGTCTGCTCGTTATACTAAGGCGCTGGCTCGTGCTATGGCCTACACCAAGGAAGTCAAGGGTGCCAACATCCTGAACAATGGCTTCAACAGCAACTACGCTGGCGGTGACGGCAAGGAACTGTTCTCCAACGCTCACCCGCTGGTCAATGGCTCTACCCTGTCTAACGTACCGTCTACTCCGACTGATCTTAACGAAACCTCTCTTGAGAATGCCGTTATCCAGATCAGCCTGTGGACTGACGAACGTGGCCTGCTGATTGCAGCCAAGCCGAAGAAGCTCATCATTCCTCCGGCACTGCAGTTCGTTGCTACTCGTTTGTTGGAAACCCAGCTTCGTGTTGGCACCACCGACAACGATGTGAATGCTATCGTCAACAACGGTTCCATTCCGGGTGGCTATGGTATCAACCACTTCCTGACCGACACCAACGCTTGGTTCTTGCAGACCGACGTACCGAATGGCATGAAGCATTTTGTACGTGCTGCGCTGAGTACTTCGATGGACAGTGATTTTGATACTGGCAACGCTCGCTATAAGGCCCGCGAACGCTACAGTTTTGGATGGTCCGATCCTCTCGCAGTCTTCGGTAGCCAAGGCTAAACCCTTGTAAATCAAAGACTTGGGGGGAGCTTAGGCTCCCCTTTTTAATGCGCGAATGTAGCAGCGTTCTTTCATTAGCTTTATAACGCGCGTTACCTGTATCTAAGTCTTCAAAACGCGCTTGACACCCCCTAAAAAACACGCTATAAGTCATTCAAATCTGGGATTTCTTTAATTGCCTACCGACTGCCCCAGCAGATTCGCACAAAACGATAGGCGCAAGTGCATGAGGATATTTCAATGAGTTTCAGCTCGTTCTCCGGTCCTATTCGTTCCGGTACCGTCCGTTATGGTTCTGGTGCTAACTGCGGCGTTGCTGTATTGATGCAGTCTGCTACGCTCCCTGCTACTGCCGGTGCTACCACCGTTGCTGTTCTTCCAGCAGGCTCTCAGATTCTGGATATCATTGTTGATACCACCACTCTGTTTAACGCAGCTACCACGCTGACTATTGGGGATGGCACCACAGCAAACAAGTACGTTACTTCAACGACGATTACTACTGCTGGCCGCGCTAACCTTGCCTCTACTTACCAACCGCTGACTTTTATTAACGTAGGTTCTTCTGACGTTGCTGTGATTGCTACGACTGCTGGCAGCGCTGCTACGGGTGCAGCTAATGTCACGATCATGTACGCTCAGAAAGCCTCTGATGGTTCTGAAAATCCGTCTACTCCGTAATAGGAGGTAGGCTATGGGATGGCAAGACTTTTTGGATGTGGGCGTTGCCGTAGTAAGCGCCCTTTTCGGGTGGTTTTTTAAGATTGTATGGGATGCTATCAAAGAGCTAAAGTATGATCTTAAAGAAACGACATTGTTGATCCACGAAAAGTACGTCCGAAAAGAGGACTACCATATAGAGATGGCTAAGATAGAAGCCATGTTCCAACGGATCATGGACAAACTGGATGGAAAGGCCGACAAA